TATTAAATGAGTTAATAAAGATAATGGATGTTACGATTATAGAAGGACTACGGAGTAAGGAGCGGCAGCAGGAATTATTAGCACAAGGGAAAACGAAAACAAAGTATTCCAAACACATAGAAGGAAAAGCTGTTGATCTCGCTCCTTACCCGATAGACTGGGAAGACAGGGAAAGATTCCATTATATGGGTGGTATGCTAAGAGGTATAGGGCATCAACTAGGTCTAAAGATTCGATGGGGTGGAGACTGGGACTCAGATGGTGAAATCAAAGATAATTCATTTGATGACTTAGTTCATGTAGAAATAAGAGACTAATGGCAATAGAAGATAAATTAGTTGGTAGTTGGTCTAACCAAGATAGAAGGTCTTTATTAGACCTTGCAACTGGTGGAAAATATAAAACTTCATCAGATATTCCTCCATTATCCACTACTGGTAAAGTAACTCCAGAGAATTTAGAATGGATGTATAAAAGGTTTTTTCCAGATGAACAACCAGATTTTCAAGGAGGTCCTGGTTGGGCTGTTGAAGCAGTTTCACCTGCTGGGATAGTTAAGGGAATTTCATCTTTTAAAAATATGGAGAGAACACTACCTGCTTTAGAGGAAACTTTGCAATGGTTAAAAGGATATTCTCCTTCAAGTCCATTAATTAAAAAGTTTGCAAATTTACATAAGAAAATTTCAGGTTATATACATGGAGAGGCTAGGGCTGCTAAATCTGTAAGAGTTACCAAGCATTATAAAGGTAATAAAAGAGAAGCTGAAAAAGTACTCGAAAGTGCAGATAAAAAAGTTGCAGATAGATTGAATAAGGAATATGATGATATTATTAGCGGCGTATCTAACGAAGGTGAAAAGAAGGTTATTACTGGTTATAGAACAAAATCTTTATCACAAGAAGCTGGTAAAAAGACATCATCTCGTAGTTCAGATGATATTCTTGAAAAAGAATTAAGAGATAAACGTAGAACTGAGATAGAAATGCAGAGGATGGGCTCCCGGAGAAAGTATTAATGGCAAGAAAAACACAGAAGACAAAAGCTCAAAAGAACAAACAGCTATGGGATAGAGCGAATACATCATATCGTTCTAAATGGCAGTCAGTATCTCAGAAAGGGTATGATTTTTATCTTGATGAGCAGTTAACTAAAGAAGAAATAGAGGTATTACAAGAATCTGGGATGCCTACATTCACAATTAATAGGGTAACTCCTATTATTGAGATAATGAAGTACTTCGTTACTGCTAATAACCCAAGATGGAAAGCTGTAGGTGTAACAGGAGATGATACTGATATTGCTCAGGTGCACTCAGATATAGCAGATTATTGCTGGCATCTGTCTAATGGAAAGTCTATATACAGCCAAGTAGTACTCGATAGTCTTACTAAAGGTATTGGCTACTTTATGGTAGATGTAGATTCTGACCAAGATAGGGGCATGGGTGAAGTAATGTTTAGTAGAGTTGACCCTTATGATGTATATGTAGACCCTTCGAGTAGGGATTTCTTATTTAGAGATGCTTCTTTTATTACAATTAGGAAGAATCTTACACGAACTCAGTTAATAAATATGTTCCCTGAGTTTAAATCAAAGATTAAAAATGCAGCTGCTGCTTCTGAAGTAGTTTCATATTCACAAAGAGATATTGATTTATCAGCTAATACTCAGCCTGAAGATATCACAATGGGTATTAAACCTGATGGTGAAGATGATGATATAATTCCATATTATGAAACATATACTAAAGTAAAGCATGCTTATAGGAATGTATTTATAAGAGTAAAGCCTTCTGAAGAGCAGATGGATACTATCAGGATGGAAGTTGAAGAGAAGATAAGTGACTTCCAAAAGGAAATTGAAGTATCTTTAAAAGAAAAGCAGATGCAGATAGAACAGGCTGTACAGGCTGGAGAGATTATTCCTGAAAGAGCTCAGTTAGAGATTGAAAGGTCTCAGAAGATGGCTGCTCAGGCTGTAGAAGAACAAAGAATGCAGTTAATGTCAGAAGCTCAGGATAAAGCTACAATTATCGACCAACAGATAATGACAGAAGCTAATTATAAGATTTTACAGGAAAGTGAAGGTATTGTAGACGCAATTCCATTTTATGAGAATAGAGTACATCTTACTTGTACAGTAGGTGATGATGTATTCTTATATGAAAGAATATTGGAGATTATGGAGTATCCTGTTATTCCAATTCCTTATATGTACACAGGAACTCCGTATCCTATGAGTGCTGTAACTCCTATGATAGGTAAGCAGCAGGAGATTAATAAGGCCCACCAAATCATGTTACATAATGCTAACTTAGCTTCTAACTTGAGATGGATGTATGAAGAAGGTTCTGTACCTGAAGAAGAATGGGAACGATATTCATCAGCTCCCGGTGCTTTATTAAAATACAGACAAGGATTCGCAGCCCCAACTCCTATATTACCAGCTCCTATTAATAATGCTTTCTTTACTGTAGTACAACAAGGCAAGTCTGATGCTGAATATATAGCAGGTGTTCCTTCAGCAATGATGGGTTTTACACAAGAACAACCTGAGACATATAGAGGATTACTTGCTAATGATGAATTTGGTACTCGTAGGTTAAAAGCATGGATGGGTTCTATTGTAGAACCTGCTCTTGAACATCTTGGTAAATGTTTCCAAATGATGGCTCAGAATCATTATTCTGTAGAAAAAGTATTTAGGATTGTACAACCTGAAGCAGGTCAGGCACCAGACCAAGAGAAAGAAGCAAGGATTAATATTCCTATTTATAATGATTATGGTAAAGTAATCAGTATGTATAAAGATTATGCTAATGCAAGGTTTGATGTAAGACTTGTAGCAGGAGCAACAATGCCAGTTAACAGATGGGCCCTTCTTGAAGAATACTTCAGGTGGTTCCAAGCTGGGTTGATTGATGATATTGCGATGATAGGTGAAACAGATATACGAAATAAGAAGAGTATTGTAGAGAGAAAATCTATGTATGCTCAGTTACAACAGCAAGTTCAGTCAATGGAAGAAGCATTAAAAGATAGTCAGGGAACTATTGAAACATTAGAACGCCAATTAGTACAGGCAGGTATTAAGATGAAAGTTGGAGCAGCTGATTCTGAAATAAGGAAAGATGTATTAGCAACTGAAGCACAACAGAAACTGCTTAGAGGTATGATGAAGACAGAGTTTGATAAGGCAAAAGCAGAACTCCAGATGGCTAAAAAATCAGAAATTGAAGAAGGTAAAGAATAGTTGTACTTAATATTTTACCATTATTATATTTTAACAAATAAAAAGGATAGCAATGGAACAAGAACAAGTAGGTAACGCCGATATGGCCCCTGAAAGTGATGTCCAAGAGACCACATTTGATGCAGATGCCTCTGATGACTTTTTTAGTTCATTAGACACATCCGTTAATGGTGGTATTCAAGACGAACCCGAACTTATACAGACAACCTCAGTACAAGGTGATAACACACCACAGAGCCCTAGTGAAGTTCAGCAGCAAGGTGATTACGATAGTGATTCTTTGCAAAAGAGGTATAGTGATTCAAGTAGAGAAGCTAAAAGATTAAACGGACAGCTTAAGGAAATTGAACCATATATGCCTATACTCGATGCAATGAGAGAAGACCCTAATTTAATTCAGCATGTGCGGAATTATTTTGAGGGTGGTGGTCAAGCTCCTCAGACAATGACAGATAAACTGGATTTGCCTGAAGATTTTGTATTCGATGCTGATGATGCTTTCAGCACTCCTGACTCCGATTCAGCGAAAGTGCTAGGTGCAACGGTAGACGGTATTGTGCAGCGAAGATTAAATAATACTTTGCAAACACAGAAAACCGAAAACCAGAGGTTAGCTAAAGAAACTGCTTTTCGTCAAAAACATGAAATGACAGACGATGAGTGGTCGACATTTGTTGACTTTGCTAAATCCAAATCACTTGAACTAGAAGATATTTATTATCTAAAGAATCGCGAAAATAGAGAAGCTAATATAGCTGATAGTACTAGAGAACAAATGGCTAGTCAAATGCGTAAAGCACAGTCAAAACCTCGTTCTTTAGCTACTGCAGGAAGCACTCCAGTCGAACAATCTCCAGAAGATTCAGTATTTGATGCCATAGCAGGACTTGACTCCGAATTAGAATCGGCATTTGGCTAAATAAGAATAGTTCTTATTATAGTCATTGCCTTAATTAAATAAGGAGTTAAATATGGCTGATTTATTTCAGTTGGAATCAGGTTTAACTGAATCCTCGTCTCCTTCTGGTCTTAGTCCAGCGTCATCTACGATTGATACTGGTGATCTTAGAAGAAAGTATAACTTTGGCGATAGAGTATCTGAACTTGCAATATCTTCAGACCCTTTTTTCAGGTTAGTATCTAAGATTGCTAAGAAACCAACAGATGACCCTGAGTTCAAATTCACCGAACGCAGACCATCATTTCATAAACGATATGCTTATGCTACTGCATTCAGCAATGATAATGCTACATATGTAGAAGATCAATCTGCTGCTGCAACTACTCAGTATGATAAATACGAGACAGCAGGCAATACTGTTTATGTCAAACTCGCTACAGATTATAAGAATTCTGGTAACATTCAGAATGTCTTTGGTCAATCTGGAAACGAGGTTGTAATTGGTGGAGCAAGTACACAGCCCCAGTTCTATTTAGAAGGACAGATGTTGAAAGTTAATTTTTCAGCTTCTGCCGCTGGTGCTGTCAATTCTTATGCTGTGATTCAGGTGCAAAGTGTAACTTTACAGGATGAAAGTACTGCAGCACCTACGGGTCACGCTCAAGGTGAAGCAGCTATCATTAAAGGCAAAGTTGTGAAAACAAAAGATGCTGGTGATGATTACTATGCTGGACCACTTGGAGTTAACGCTCCAGTTGGTGACAGTACATATAGTACATCTATAGCAGGCACAACAGCCTCTAATGGACTAGAACAGTCGAGAGTATATGTGGTTGGGTCTTCCCATTCACAAGGGTCAGGTTACCCTGCAACGTGGAAAGATCAACCTTTCTCAACCAGTTATGGTCGTACACAAATTTGGAAGACTGCAATGGCAATGGATAACACAACTCGTGCTACCGTGCTAAAGTATGAAGCAAATGAGTGGGCCCGTATTTGGAGAGAAAAGTTGATAGAACATAAGTGGGACATTGAAACATCTATTTTGTTTGGAGCTCAGTATGACTCAGGTGATGAGTGGTATACACAAGGAGCTGTTGATTATGTTGCAAGTTATGGTAATGTGTTTAGTTTAACTCATGCGAGTAAAACACAAGACGATTTCTTGGATGATTTAAGCAACTTCCTTGATCCACGGTACAATAATGCAAATGCATCGTTGTTCTTTGTGGATACAGCTACTTTTAACTGGTTACATAAACTGAGTGGTTACTTCTCGAATAATCTTGAAGTATCTCCAAACTTTAGAGCTGATATGTCACTTACTGCAAAGAAGAAGGTATTTGGAGTTGATATTAGTGTTATTTCTACACCTTTTGGTGATATGAATGTAGCACGAAATATTCATCTTGATGGATCAGAAATCAAGATACTTGCCTGTAACATGAAGTATGTTAAATACAGACCTCTTGTTGGTAATGGCTTGAATCGTGATACAGCAGTCTATGTAGGTGTTCAAACCTTAGAGAACAGTGGCGTTGACCGTAGAGTTGACTTAATCCAAACCGAAGCCGGTATGGAGTTTCAGATGCCTGAAGCTCATGCTTACTGGGCTTAAAGGAGGAGTGAATTATGGCTAATCCTTTATACGGACAGAATTCGTTCGATAACTCAATAGGCGCAAAAGGCGAACTAAAGAAAAACGGTGGTATACCAAGACAAGATCAATATGGTATGGCTCCTGTAGGTGGATTGATACAACCTCCATTCGGTGATTACATAGGACACTCAGCATCTACAAAAGGTGCAGTAGACCTTTCTGACGCTGATCCATATACAGAATCTTCAACTCAGGGATTTCCTTTAGGAACTACATTGAGTTGGGGTGACAGAGTGTTTAAATATGCTCAAATGGATGGAGCTGTAACTGCTGGTCTATGTTTACAACAACCAGCTCATGTAGCAAATCATACTCAAATGGCTACTACGGATGCTTATGCTATAACTACAACTGATGAAACTGTAATATCAGTAGAAACAGTTGGAACTGACATAACTGCAAATCAATACAGAGAAGGGTATTTGTATGTAAATGATGGAACTGGACAAGG